CCTGCCCCTAGGTGACGCCTTCACAGCCGCTTCGCCGGCTGATCCCGGCAACGGGGGCCCTTAGCTCAGTCGGTAGAGCAACTGACTTTTAATCAGTAGGTCGCTGGTTCGAACCCAGCAGGGCTCACCAGGCGGTTTTCCGCCATTTTCTGCAAAGAACGGTGAAGCAAAAAGCGGGGCCAAAAGCCCTGCAGTAAGTAGCCGGTAAGGATGGCTCGGTAAGTGCCGACCGCTTCCCCTCTCGCTGCCGATGCTCTATCGTAAGCCCCGGAGGTTCTATGCGATTTATCGGAATTGGCTTGCTGGTCTTCGGTGTTGCACTGTTCCTCGGCGCGGCTGTCGCCGAGGAGTCCGGAGCGCGGCTAACCAGCCTGATCCTGGGCGGCTTCATGTTCCTGTCCGGCGCGGTCTTTGCGGCCAGCGCCGGTATTCAGGACGCGATCAGGCGCAAGGCTTGACCGTCAGGCCGCGACGTCCAGGACGGGCGGCACGGCCATGATTTGTGAGCTAAGGCAGGCCTCCTGCAATGCACGGGCCGCCTCTTCAGCAGCGGCCAGAGTTGTCATCGCTTGCTCAAGTAGGGCAATCGGCACGCCGCCCTCCGGCGCGATCTTCTTACCCACGGCGTCCGGCCATTCGCGCAGTATCTTACTTTTGAGGCCGTCCCGGGTGATTGTGGTAAGCTCTGCGAAGCCGCCGATCAGGTGGCGGGGCTTTCCGCAGTAGATGCCGGGCGTGACGCGCTGGGCGCAATGGAGCGCCAGACCGTCTACTTCTCCATTAAGCTCGTTGACGTCGCCCATGGTCGCGATCTCGCGGCCGAGCACCCCCTGCACATCGATCAGCGGCGCCGTGTAGGCTCTCGGGGCCTCGCGCGGGATGAACTGCTGATAGCCCGGCTGGTGAGAATCGCTGGTCGTATCGTTCGGGTCATCGGGTGCAAATGAACTGGCGACGGCGACCACGAACCGGCCGTACTTGCTGGACCAGCCCGCGATTGTCACTTCGAAGTCACGATCAACCCACGAAACATCAGGGCCGAGCTTTTCGTTGAACTGCACAATCATGCGCTCCATCAGGTCGGGCAGGCGCTCGATCGCTTGATCGAAGCTGCTAGCGGCCCCAAGGATCAACTCCAACGGCGCGGCGGCCCATGAAGCCCCTCGGAGCGCGAGGACGCTATTGGCCAGGTGCAGCGGAATAACCTTCGAATTGAAGCCTACCACCGTGCCGTCATCGTCATACAGAGCGCCGTCTGTGACGAGGTGGATGGCATCGGTCTGGCAGATGGCGACAACTGAACTCATACGGATTCTCCAAGCGGGCGGAACCCGCAAACCATAGGATTGGGCCGGGCGGGGGCTCCCGCTACTGAGCCGGCGAGCGCGCCCCCGCCGGAGCCGGGGAACAGACTGTTGGCGAGGGGCTTGATGATGGCCTGCTGGATGGCAATGCGGGCAAGGTCGTTGATGATCTGGTTCGCGACGTTGCTGAAGGCGTCCCCCAACGACTTGGCGCCGGTAATGGCGTCGGCCAGTTCGCTGTTGAGCGCCTTGAGGCCATCGACCTTGATCTCGTCGAAGTCCTCGCTGAGTTGCTCGCCCGTCCTGTTGACCTGCCGCCGGTAGCTTTCGCCCGGCCCCTCGGTGTCGCGGATGACGCCAGCCGCATCCAAGTTGCGCCGCTCTTCCATGTCGGCCAGGCGTTTACGGGCGGCGGCGATGCGATCGAGGTCGCCAGACATTTCGGCCTGCACCAGCTCCTCGGCGAGGCCCGCCTTCTCCAGGCGATAGGCAATGTCCAATCGGCGAAGCTCGATGTCTCGGCGATCCTTGGAGGTGTCGACGAGGCGGCTTTGAAGCTGAAGCATGCCGTCTTCATCGCGGAGCGCATCGGTGGTTAGTTGCAGTTGCTGCTGGCGCAGGCGCTCCATCTCGCGGCGCTGAGCGGTCTCGGCGCGGAGCTGAGCGATCTGATTATTGGTTTCGACCAGCTGCTCGCGCTGCCCCTCGCTCAGCTTCTTGTCTGACAGGATCTCCTGCTCATTTGCAGCGCGGGTCGCCTCGATGACCTGCTGCTCCAGCAAAGCCCGCTCCGAGGCGTTGTCGGTCGACTGGACAAGCTCCTGCAAGTAGCTGAGCTGGGCGCTGGCGATCTGCTGCTGGATGCGCTCCTGCTCGTTCTCAAGCTGTTCGGCAGTCTTCTCGTGAGGCTTGCGGCCCTTGCCGGCTCCTTTCTTGCCCGAGCCGGTCGCGGCCGGAGCTGCCACCGGCGGCGGCACGTAATCGGAAACAGGTTTGGCCTCTTCCTCGCGGAGGCGGCGCTGGAGGTCCTGGCTGACATCGACCTGTTTTCGGTAGGCGTCCTCGGCTTCCCGGTCTGTCCTGCCGCCAGAAAGCCAGCTGCGAAGGCCGCCGGTCGCGCCGCGGATCAGAACCCCGGCGTTGTTGAGGAAGTCCCCCCGGCGGAAGTCGTTGGCGCTGTCGTTGCGTCCGGCTGGTGTGCGCTTCCCCAGTTCCATTTCGGCCTGCTGGGAGGCGGCGAGCTTGGTCTGGATGTCCTGAAGGCGCGCTTCCTTGGCGGCCTTGGCCTGGCGGAAAAGCTGATCGGCCAGCAGCCCGACCGCACCGGCGAAGCTGCGCACCTTGGGTTCGGCATTGGCTGCACCGTCACCGACGCTCCGCGTCCCATCACTGGCGGTCCCGGACGCAACGGAGGTAGCCTCCAGCCGCTTGCGCATCTCGTCGTACTGGGTGTTCGCTGAGCGCACGAGGCCTTCAGTCGTCGCCACCTCCGCCCCCATGGCGCCGATCGTGGCCGTGACAGCCAGCAGGGCGCCGTTGATGGCGATCGATGTCGCCAGCTTGGCGAAAGCAAAGCCCGCCACCTCGGCGCGGGTGGAGAGGCCCAGCAAGGCGGCGTCGGCGCGGACAGACGCGACAGTGGCCGCCCCTGCCGACAGAACGTATTTCACGCCCATGGCCGTTGCGACGACGGCGAGCGCTGGAATGATCTGATCGAGGTTCTTGGCCAGTTTCTCGATGCCGGACGCCAGGGCGGCCTGCGCGCCGCTGGACTGCGCTGCCTCGCCCACATAGACCGTCAGCGCATTCTTCACCTGGGTGTAGGCGCCCGCGAGGGAAAGCGTGGCCAGATCGGCGCGCTTGATGACGCCTTCCGACCCGGCAAGCACCGCATCGAAGAACTCACGCGAGCTGACCTCACCATTCTTGACGGCAGCCGTCAGCTTGCCGACCGAACCCCCGAACTTCTCGGAGCCTGCGGCCGCCGCCTCCAGCAATGGGAAGGCGCCATCGAGCAGCGAGTTAAATTCTTCCGCCTGAAGTTTCGGGGCTCGCAGCGCTTGGCCCAACTGCATCAGCGCGCCAGAGGCTTCCTCCGCAGACTGGCCCGACACCTTGAGCGAGGCCGCTACGGTATCGGTCAGCCGGAATATCTGTTCCTGCGAGACGCCCAATTCTTTCGAGGCGTTGGTCAGCGAGCTAAAGAGGCCGCCGAGCGTGCCGAGTTCCACGCCGTACTTTTGCGCGGAGGCGAACAGCCGATCCTGCACGCCCTTCAGGTCCTCGCCAGCGACCCCGGCGACCCGCAGAGAGTTCTGGAAGCGCGTGAAGCCCTCGCTGAGTGCGATGATCTCCCGCCCGGAGAAGTAGGCACCCAGCGCGCCAGACAGCTGCTTGAAGGTGTCGCCGATTGCGCCGTTGTTCGCCTCCATGCGGCGGCGCATTTCATCGCTTGCGCGCTGCATCCGGTCGGTCTCGGTGTCGAACTGCCTGCGGGCGTTCCGCACCTCCCTCTCCAGTTGGTCTGTGCGAGCGATGATGTCGATAATGACCTGATCGTCAGCGCCCATAATCAAGACCTCCCCGAGGGATTGCGCAGCGCGCGCTTGACCGCCTTGGCGACGATCTTCTTCATCTCACGCTTCGTCGCATGCATGGCAGGCCCCATGAACGGGCGCGCGGCCATGCGGCTGGTCCCATATTCCAGATGCCTACTGTACGGCGCCCGGCTAGCGACCTCGACCCGCAAGACTTCGGGCTGAGTGACCTCGATGTTGTTTGCCAGAACGGCGGTGTCGTTGTTTGGGGCTTCACCCGGGGCGGATGGCTTGTGATGCGCGCCGGAGACTGCGCCGGCCGTGATCATGGTCTGCGCTTCGGTAGCGAGCAATTCGCCAGCGCCAAACAATGCCGCGCCTACCTCGCGCTTGACCTGGAAGGGAAGGCGTTTGAGCCTTTCGGATGTCCTGCGCGCCATCAAGCGTCTCCCTCGGCCAGATCGTCGCCGGGGAAGACGGCTCGATTTGAAGGCACGGACGCCTCCGCTTCGGTTTTCTTCCGGCCATGGATCGCAGTGTGTAGGGCGAGGAATGCCAGGTTCCAGCTTTCCTCGATCGGCGCCGCGACCAGATAGTTGAGCACCAGGCCCTTTGCTCGGGTAGCATCGATCCGGATGCGCTCCCCATCGACGATCGCATTGCCCCCGCCGGTCAGGGCAAGCCGGATAGTCTCGCGGCAATCGTCGATCGTGGCTTCGCCCTCGGCGGCGAACCCGACGGCGCGGCCCTCAAGCTCGTATCGGCCTTTCGCGACGCGGCCGAAGATGCCGAGGATGCCCCGCACCTGGCGGTTGCCGTCCTTGTCGGTGAAGCCGCACTTGCGCTCCAGCTCGGCAATCTGGGGGGTGTCGAGGAACAGCCGGTAAGTGCCGTCGAAAGCATTCACCCAAATGTCCGTGCGAAGGGACTGATCGGTGGTGAGAGTGACGATGCCGTCACTGGTGGCGGTATCGGTCATTGTCCTGCCTTCTTGCTTTCGAGGAATTGGGCCCGGGCCTCGTTAAGGCGGTCGGCGCCTAGAGCGCGGCGCCAGGCCTGTACGGTGGACTTGCCCCAGATGTTCTCCACGCGGCGCCAGCCGTGCTCGGCGAACTTCGGGATGAACTCAGGCGGGATCGGCTTCGGTGCGGAGGTGGGCAGGAGCTTACGCATAGGCCGTCTCGTCCTCGTCCACGATGCTGAGCCCGTGGGCCTCGGCGATCTTGAAATGGTCCAGCGCCATCTCCCGGGCGGCCGGGGTGGCGCGGTTCCAGGCCCGAACGATCATCGTGCAAAGGGTGCTGTCGATGTCATCGTCTGCGAAATTTTCGCCGAGGGCGTAGCGGCGCTGCGTGACGTGCTGCCGCATGGCGCTGACCGAGAGGCCTTCCTCCAATGCGCGCTGAAGCAAGGGCAGGGCCTCTTCATCGGGCAAGCTGGCCAGCGCGGCATGATGTTCGAAAGAGAGTGCCGCCACTCGAAGGGCTGGCGGGAAGCG